GCATCCGAAGCCGCTGAAGCCATGAACTATATGGCGATGGCAGGCTGGAAAACGGAGGATATGCTTTCGGGTATTGAGGGTATCATGAACCTTGCCGCCGCATCGGGCGAGGAGCTTGCTCTCACATCCGATATTGTCACAGACGCTCTGACCGCTTTCGGCTTAACTGCTGCCGACAGCGGTCATTTTGCTGATGTGCTGGCAGCGGCATCGTCCAACGCAAATACAAACGTTGCCATGATGGGTGAAACCTTCAAGTATGCCGCGCCTGTTGCTGGTGCGTTGGGATTTTCTGTTGAGGACACTGCTGAAGCAATCGGTCTGATGGCGAATGCCGGAATCAAGTCCACACAGGCAGGTACATCCCTGCGTTCCATCATGACGGTGCTGTCGGGTGATGTGAAATTCTGCGGTGAAGCACTCGGAGAAGTGCAGATCCAGACCACCAATGCTGACGGCAGTATGCGAGAACTGACGGATATTCTTGCAGATTGCCGTGTGGCATTTTCTCAATTATCCGAATCGGAACAGGCTTCTGCCGCAAAAACGCTCGTGGGCAAGAACGCCATGTCCGGTTTTCTGGCTCTCATGAACGCCGCACCTGCCGATATTGAAAAGCTGCAAGGTGCGATTTCTTCCTGTGACGGCACATCCCTTGCTATGGCGGAGACCATGCAGGACAACCTCACGGGACAGCTGACCATTCTGAAATCACAGCTTGAAGAACTGGCGATTTCCTTTTCCGACATCCTCATGCCGACCATCCGTTCTATCGTTTCCCATATTCAAGGGCTGGTGGATAAGCTGAATCAACTTGACCCGCAGACAAAGGAAACCATCGTCAAAATCGCTCTTATTGCTGCGGCTCTTGGTCCTCTGCTGATTGTCATCGGCAAGACGATTTCAGGTGTGGGCAGTATCATGACGCTCGTGTCGAAAGCACCTGCCGCCATTGCCGCTGTCAAGGGCGGTGTTGCAGCTGTGACGGGTGCATTGGGCGTTTCTCTCGGCACGATTCTTGCTGTGGTTGCGGCGATTGCGGCTCTTGTAGCGGCAGTTGTGCATCTGTGGAATACGAATGATGAGTTCAAGAACAACATCATCGGTATCTGGAATCAGATCAAAGAGACGTTCTCCGGACTTGCGGACGGCATCGTTTCAAGAGTCAATGAGCTGGGCTTCGATTTTGAGAATTTCACCGAAATGCTGAAAGCCGCATGGGACGCTCTCTGCTCCGTGCTTGCCCCTGTATTTGAGGGCGTTTTCACCAATATTGCGAACATTCTCTCTGCCGCATCGGGTGTCATTCTCGGTGTACTGGATATTTTCGTGGGGCTGTTCACGGGTGACTGGGAACAGATGTGGAACGGTGTCAAGGGCATTTTTATTTCCATCTGGAATCTGCTGGTGTCCACTTTCCAGAACATCCTCAACGTCATCAAAAATGTTGCCGATGTGGTTCTCGGCTGGTTCGGCACTTCATGGAACGGTGCATGGACAGCAGTCAAGGATTTCTTTGTGGGAATCTGGGCTTCGATTTCCATGTTCTTCACAGGTATTGTGACGGGAATCCGTGATTTCTTCGTGAATACATGGACAGCGATTTACACCACATTCACGAACATTATCACGGCAATTCAGACGGTTGCCACCACCATTTTCACTGCGGTCAGGGACTTCATCACCGGAATTTTCACCGAGATTTACAATTTTCTCGCCCCGCTGCTGGAGGCGTTCCGTTATCTGTTTGAGACCATTTTTCAGGCGATTCAGATTCTCATTGGCATAGCGATGGACTGGATTTCGGAGAAAATATCGGCAATCTGGAATGGCATTGTTTCGTTCCTCTCGCCGCTTCTGGAAGGCATCAAAAGCACATTTGAAACCATCTGGAACGGTATCAGAACGGTCATTGACACGGTGCTCACTACAATTTCGGGAACTGTATCCGGCATCTGGAACAGCATCAGATCGGCGATTTCATCCGTGCTGGACAGCATCAAAAGCAAGGTTTCCACGGCTTGGAACAGCGTATCTACGACCATTTCCAATGTGCTGGGGACGATCAAGACCACGGTTTCAAGCATCTGGGAGAATATCAAGTCTTCTGTTTCGCAGAAAATCAGCGGCATTGTGACGACCGTGAAGGACGGTTTCAATACCGCTGTGGACTTTGTGAAGGGACTTGCTTCCGACGCTTGGAGCTGGGGTTCGGACATCATCAGCGGCATCATTGACGGCATCAAAAGCATGATCGGCAGTCTTGCGGACTGCGTGACGGGCGTTGCCGATACGATTCGTGAATTTCTGCACTTCTCCGTGCCGGACAAAGGCCCGCTGACCGACTATGAAAGCTGGATGCCGGACTTCATGCGTGGGCTTGCGGACGGCATCAACAAAAGCAAAAAGTACGTAGAAAAGGCGGTTTCCGCTGTTGCCGAAACGATGAAACTGACGATGCAGTCGGATCTGAGCTATCGGCTTGATGGGGTTTCGGCGGCTGTGCTTGGCAGTACTGGCGGTGCGTCTGTGGTCAACAATTACTACAATAACGACAACAGCCGGACGGTGAATCAGACCAACAATAGTCCGAAAGCACTGTCACGGCTGGAGATTTATAGACTTACGAGGAATGCGGTGAAGGGGGTGCCAAATTAACCATTCCTCAAGCAATACCATCTATTACTATTACAGCAATCGCAATTACTGAAAAAATCACTCCTATTAGTAAGGAAAAAATCAATTCATACACAGTCACCATATCATCTTTTAGGTACACAGACGAAATTCGCCCATCTGGATAATATGAGACAAACACATCTATGAAGTCTTTGTTCTTGTATTTTTTCACATTTGCTTTTGTAGTTGATATAGTAGTTATAATTGTAGAATTGGCAGTTTTTAGAGGAATCTCAACAGTGAGACCTTTCCATTGAATTTTCCCACATCTTACAGTGCTCCCCTTCGTTTCTGTTGTATAAGTACCATATGAAATTTTCTTCACACTTAGAATATTCCCTGACTTATATTTTTTCAGATGAATAAAACATCGAATAAGATTCACATAACCGATCACAGCTAAGGTTAAAAAGAGACTTGGATTCATATTACGTTCCTTTCGGTTTAATAAGCAAGAAAAGCACCATACCATAAGTATACCACATCCACCTACAAATTTCAAGGAGGGACACCCATGTTCTTCACCCTTATCCTCGAAAACTCCTCCGGCGATCGTATCAACCTAACCACGACCGCCAACCAGTACATGACCTCCAAAATCTCCGGTCTGCACCCGCCGCCCGGAACGGTCAGTACTTCCAGTTACGCAGGCATGGACGGCAGCTATCTCAATAACGCTTTCATCGAGAAACGAAACCTCGTCATCAGCTTTGAAATGCGTGGTGTGGGGCTGGAAAAACGCCGTCACGCTCTCTACCGTGTGGTGAAGCCGTCCCGATATATCAAGGTTTTCTACAAGACCGCCGGCATTGATGTGTACACCGAAGGCTATGTGGAGACCTGCGAAATCGACAACTTCACAAATAAAACGAATGGGCAGATTTCCATTCTCTGCCCCGACCCGTACTGGTACAGCACCTCCGCCATTCACGCTTGTTATAGTCGTGTTTCCGGCGGATTTTTCTTTCCGTTTCCGCAGAGTGATGAGCCGTTCATCCTCGGCAGCTACAGTACCACCGACAACATCGAGATCCGCAATAACGGTGATGAAACCGGATTCATCATCCAGATTGAAGCCGTAACCGATGTGACCGTTCCTGAAATTGCGGCGGTCACGCCCACGATTTATAATGCCGATACGGGCGAATATCTGCAAATCAAGGGAGAAATCCTGCGTGGGGACATCATCACGATTTCCACGAAAACAGGCAATAAAACGGTCACGCTCACCCGAAACGGTGTGGACAGTAATATCATCAATCGCCTTGTTGCAGGCTCGACATGGCTGACGCTCCGTGAGGGGCTGAACACATTCCATGTGCAGGCGGTGAAGAATATCAAGAATCTGAAAATCACGCTGATGCACACAAATGCTTATCTGGGGGTGTAGGATGCAGATTGAAGTTTATGAAATGAACCCAACCGATAGTGGCGTTACAATCAAGCTCACGGCTGTATGCGACAGCTTTTCCAGTCTGCTGTGGGATGTACAGTATTACGGCTGTGGAAATTTCGAGGTATACATTGCCGCCAATGCACGCAATATTGCGATTTTTCAGACTGGAAGAATTATCGGTCGGGATGATGATAAACAGCATTATGGCATTATCGAATCCGTGACTCTTGAAACAGATGCAGAAAACGGTGATTATCTGACAGTGACAGGGCGTTTTCTCATGTCCCTACTTTCACGGAGAATCATTTATCCGACGCTTTCATTTTCGGCTCTGACAAGCTATGCGGATATGGTGCGGCTGGCTGTGTATCGCAACTGTATGCAGTCCGATAATCGTCTGATTCCTGGGCTTCGTCATGGAAACACAATCGGCAATTGCTGGGAGCAGAAATCCCGATTGCAGGTGTCCTACGAGAACCTTATTGACTGGATCTTCAAGGTCTGCGAGAAGATCGGCGGTACGGCGAATATTCGATTGCAGGAAACGTCGGTTGGCAGTGGCATATACACCATGATGCTCGATCTCTCACAAGGCACGGACAGAAGCATTTTGCAGGAGGAGAATGCACATATCGTATTTTCGGATTCTTACTGCAATTTGCTGACCTTCGGCTATTCTATGGACTTATCAGCACAGAAGAATGTTGCCTACGTTCTCGGCTGTGGTGAGGGTACGGAGCGTAAGAGGACGGTCTGCTATCGTGTTGATGAGCCTGCACAGCTGAATCGTTACGAGGTCTATGTAGATGCCAAAGATGTATCTGATGAAACACAGATTGACGGAGAAACAGTGACGATTTCCGATGAGGACTATATTGGTCTGCTCATGGAAAAGGGTGCGGAAAATCTTGTGCCGATTACTGAAATCAGTGAGTCTACAATTGCCGCTGACAATCGGCAGTATCAATACAACAAGGATTATTTTGTCGGTGATTATGTTACCGTAGAGCATGAGCGATTTGGCTTGATTCAGCCGAGAATTCAGCTTGTGGGAATGATTGAGAGCTATGACCAGAACGGCAGGACGCTGACACCAACATTTAAGGGAGTGTGATATTATGAGTTTTTCTTTCGGATTTTTCAACGCAAAAAATATGGACAGGACATACACGGCGGAGGACTTCACCGGCTACCTCTCCAGTATCATCTGCAACGGTGTGTTTGACACCTACGGCGACTGCTTTTCTGTCACGGCTAGTAGCAGTCTGAAAGTAGTCATCGGCACAGGAAAAGCATGGATTGACGGGCATTATTTCCTCAATGATATGGCTTACACGCTTGATTTGACGAAGTATGTGGACGAGTCTTTGAGCCGTTATGTCACCATTGGTATTAGCTGTGATGTGAGCGAAAATATCCGTGCCTGCAAGCTGGAAGTGAAGTCCGGTACGGCGGTGACAACGCCCGCAATTCCAGCATTTGAGGACACGGCAAGCAAGAAGTTTCTCACTCTTGCGGCCGTATTTCTCAAGGGCGGTGCTAAGAGTATCGCTAACAGCAATATCCGTGATATGCGTGAGGATGAGAAGAAGTGCGGGTATGTGAAGTGCGTGCTTGGTAAGTGTCGTGTTTCTGAAATGCTCGTGGCAATGGCGTTTGTTACGGATAAGATGAATGAAATGGTCGAAAAAATCGATACGCTGCAAAGCACTGTGGATATGCTTCAGCTGAAGGTCGATGATCTCACTGGTGATATTGTTGCAACGGGTCCGCTCGGCAAGGATATTTATTACGTCCTCTACAGCAACGGCAATCTGTTGGTGCGTGGTACTGGTGAGATGTACGATTATGACATCGACAGCAACCTGTCTCCGTTCCGTGGTAACAGCGGCATCAGCTCTGTTGTGGTGAGTGAGGGCATCACTTCCGTCGGCGATTACCTGTTTGGAAACTGTCAGAATATGGAGAATATCACGCTCCCGACAACGCTTACAAGCATTGGTCACGCCGCCTTTATGCAGGGTGACGGCTACGTCAATACGGTCTATGGTCTGACGGAGATCACCATTCCGTCCGCTGTGACAAGCATCGGTGGAAGTGCGTTCTGGGGCTCGGCAATTCAGTCCCTTGTGATTCCCTCGTCCGTTACCGAAATCGGCAAATACGCCTGCCGTGACTGTGTGGCTCTGAAAAGCGTTACCATTAACGGCACCGTGATTGGTGAGTATATGTTTGTTGGCTGCACGAAGCTCTCGGCTTTCAATATTGGCTCAAAGCTGAAGAAAATCGGCTCGAATGTGTTCAATTACTGTTCTGCCCTCAGAACCATCACCTACGATGGAACGCTGGCAAAGTGGCAGGCTATCGAGAAAGGGGCTAACTGGGACGGTCGCAGTGCGATGGATGCGGCACAGTCGGGACTTGTCAAAATTCAGTGTACTGACGGCTATATGGAGTACGCTGACGGCGCTTGGAGGGAGGTTATCGCATGATGAAATTTTTCATCAAAGGTCAGCGTATTGAAATCACGGAGCGTGAGGTAATCGCAAGCGGTCAGATTGCCTTTGTCACACTGAAATTCACCTTTGACTGCACATGGAAGAATCTGCACAAGGTCGTGCAGTTTTCGCAGTGCGATGAGATTTACAACCGTGTATTAGGCGTTGACGGTTTATCCTGTCTGCTGCCGTCGGAACTTCATCCCGGTATGGTGAAGATGAGTGTATTCGGTTACGATAGCGATTCTGACACGACCGTCCGTGCAACAACTGTGCCTGTGACGCTCCATGTCAGACCGTCGGGTTTTGACGGTGAAAGCTGTAACGTGCCACCGACTCCCGACCTCTATGCACAGCTTTTGGCAGAGATGAAGAAACTTTTGTCGGAGGTGCAAAACGGCAGTAATGGCACAAATGGCAAGGACGGAGAAAACGGCTTGTCTGCGTATGAGCTTGCGGTTCAGAATGGATTTACAGGCACACTTACGGAATGGCTGAACAGTTTGAAAGGGGCTGACGGTAAGAATGGTGTCGATGGCAAAAACGGAATTGATGGCATAAACGGTAAGGATGGAATCAACGGAAAAGATGGTGCTGACGGCAGGAACGGCACTGACGGAAAAGACGGTCTTTCTGCCTACGAAATCGCCTTGAAAAACGGCTTTGTCGGCACGGAATCCGAATGGCTTGATTCCCTCAAGGGCAAGGACGGTAATTCTCCCGAAGTTTCGGGCTTTGCCACCACGGAATATGTGGATGAAAGGCTCTCTGAAATCCTCATCATTCTGGAAAATCTGCCGACTGCAAGCACTGTGACGCTGTTCAGTTACGGTAATAACGTTCCTGAAAAGTACGGTGACAATATTTTCACCATCTACCAGAACGGCATTCAGGATTTAAGCAGCTACATCCGCAATAACAAACCATTTTGCAGTGCCGCCAACGGCTACGCCCTCAGCTACAACCAGACGGATTTCGGCTGGGATGGGCAGGTTTACACGGCGAGCACCACGCCGATTACGGTCAGCTCCGGCACTGCCATTGCGATGACGGCACAGTCGGACGTGACGGAAAAAGGGGCGATGTATCTGATTCCGACTGCCAGAAAGAGCTATTCCGACACGGTGCAGAATTATATTTATACATCCGTCACCACTGGAAACTGCGTAAAACTGCCGTTTTACTGGCTTTATTGTGATACATTTATCACGGGGCTGACTGCCTGTGATGCTGCGGCTGATGGCGAGTATTATCTGTGCTGGGTTGGCAGGTCGAATAATTCGCATCCGGTTGTGCGGGAGGTGAAGGTGATGAATTGACTTTTTCGGGGTGAGGGTGTATAATATTGGTAAGCGAACTGGCTGAAAATAAGAATTTGAGAGTGTGATATTATGAAAGGCGTTTTAGCACATAACGGTGAACTGGTGAATGTAAACGGACATAAAATTCATGTATACAGGTGCGGTAACATAAATCATCCAACACTTGTTTTTCTGTCCGGTTCCGGTACGGTTGCACCTGTATATGATTTCAAGGTTCTTTATCAGAAACTATCAGATAATTTCAGAATAGTAGTTATTGAAAAATTCGGATATGGTTATTCTGATATTTGTGAATCAGATTCTCATATTGATACTCTTGTTTCGATAGAAAGACAAGCTTTGGAAAACACGGGTGAAAAAGGGCCGTTCATTCTTGTTCCCCATTCTATGGGCGGTCTGGAAGCAATAAGATGGAAACAAAAACAACCTAATGAAGTAAAAGCTATTATCGGAATTGATATGGCGACGCCGCTGACGTACAACAGTTGGACAACTGAGGATGTTGAAAAGAGAACACGGCTTATGAAAATTGCGGCAAGGTTTAGGCTTGCGAGTGTTTTATGTCAGATAAATAATCGTACATTAACACATGAAGAAATAAAGCAACATAAACTTTTAAGAAAAAGAAATGCGTTCAACATCTGTTACATCAATGAAGCTAATGACGTGTTGAGTAATTCGAGAATTGTGAGCAGTGATGAATATATAGAATGTCCAACATTATTATTTTCATCAAATGGCAAACAAACGTCAGAATGCTGGATTGAAAATCAAAGAGAGTTTGCAACACTAATGAGTGCAAAGTTAATTTGTTATGATTGCGGCCATTATATTCATCACTATAAAAGTGATGAGATGAGTGATGAAATAATCAGATTTGTAACAGGACTAAGCTGATAAATCTCAATATATCAAACTGAATAACGCTACCAACCGCCGTGGTTCACTCCACAGGCGGTATTTTTATACCCATTTTAAGAAAGGACTGATGAAAATGAAAGAAACCATCTGCACAGTTGCCGGACTGATCGGCGGCTTCATCGCCACGCTGCTCGGCGGCTGGGATTCGGCATTGTCCACGCTCGTGATTTTCATGGGCGTGGATTTTGTCACAGGCGTGGTGACCGCTGCCATGGGCAAATCCAAGCACAGCGACAGCGGCACACTCAACAGCAAGGCTGGCTGGGTGGGGCTTGCGAAGAAGTTCTGCATTCTGCTCATGGTTGTGGTCGGCGTGAGAATCGACATTCTCCTCGGCACGAACTACATCCGTGATACCGTGTGCATCAGCTTTTGCCTGAATGAACTGCTCTCCATCGTGGAGAATACGTCGTTAATGGGAATCCCGTATCCGCCCGCAATGAAGAAAGCAATTGATGTTCTGCAAACAAAAGTAGGCAGGGCTGAAGAGAAAATCGAGGAGGTAAAAGACAATGGCAATTCTGAAACCTGATAAAACAACGACGATCGGCGGTGTAACTATCAATGAATTTCTGCTCACGAAACACAATCCCAGAAATATCGCAATGCCCTCCGTGAAAATGGAGGGCATTATTGGTGTTACCGTGCATAATACGGACTGGATTCGTGTTGCGAATGGCACAACGCCTGCGGAACAGTACACCCGTGCCACCTACAATGGCAATATGAAGGATGTCCGTGTGCATTACTATGTGGATCATGTCTGTGCGTGGCAGAACCTGCCGCTTGACCTGTCCGGCTGGCACGCTGCTGACGGCAGCGGCAACGGCAACCGCAAGACCATCGCCATTGAGTGCATCATGAGTTCTGCGTACAACGCCAATGACCAGAAGTCCGAGGACAATGCGGCAAGATTGGCAGCGGCTCTGCTGAAACAGTATGGACTTGGTATTGAGCGTCTTTTCACGCACACGCACTGGCTGAATGTTAAGAACGGCAAGTGTGGTACGGTTGATGAGCTGAACACGATGCGGAACGCTTACAAGATGTGTCCGCTGTATATTCTGCCCCATTGGGCTGCGTTCAAAGCGAAGGTGACGTATTATCTCAATGAGGGACAGATTTATCGTGTGCGCACTTCATGGAGTGATGTGAAGTCACAGACTGGTGCATTCAAGAGCCTTGATAATGCGAAGAAATCCTGTAAGGCTGGCTATTCTGTGTTTGATGAGAATGGCACGGCAGTATTTACAGCAGAAAAGGCTCACAAGAAGGGCGATAAGATTACGCTGAAGAATGCTGTACTTTACGCTTCTTCTACGGCGAAGTCCGGTGCGAAGAAAAGCGGTACGTTCTATCTGTATGACGGTGTTGAGGTTAATGACAGGTATCGTATTACAACGAAGGCTGGTTATTGCGGTAAGACGCCGATCGGCAAGTATGTGACTGGTTGGGTGGATAAGAAGGATATTTGAGTTTATGCCCCTCTGGGAGAAATTTTTCTCTCGGAGGGGCTTTTTCTCGTCCAATCGCACTCCTTTTCTGTAGTGGAATATAGAAAGCAAAAAAACTTTCAAGGGGTTCGATTTCCCCCATTTTCTTTTGACTACAGGAACAGAAGGAGGAATTGCTATGACGATCAAACAAAAGCATGAAATCGAGAAAATGAGAGCCGACGGATGCTCACTGAAAACAATCAGTGAAAACTTAAGCATCTCACTGGGAACGATCAAGTCCTATCTTTCCCGAAAGGACGCAACACGGCATTGCGAAGAATGCGGAAAAATCATTCAGGAGAAAAATATAAAGAAGCGTTTCTGCTCCGATCGCTGTCGTATGATCTGGTGGCGTGAGCATCGTGAGGAGTCTATGAAAACCACATCACAGGTCTGTCCGATATGTGAGCAGACATTTATCACATATCCGAGTAAACGTCAGGTCTACTGTTCCAAGCAGTGTGCAGGAAAGGCAAGGTGGGTCCATGTACCGCAATGTAATGATGTATCAGATCATGGTTGATATTCTGAAAGGATGGCTGGAAAACGGCGTAATTTCGCAAAAAGACTATCGGGCAATGCATACAACAATGGCTGAAAAATACGGCATATCTTTGTCCGGTATATTCGTTGATAATTCCTCCGTGATGAGTTAATATGGTATCGGAAGGAGGGGTTATTACGAAAAGATTGATACAAAAAATTGAACCCACAATCCCGATTCAGCCACGATTACTGCGTGTAGCTGCTTACGCAAGAGTGTCCAGCGGCAAGGACGCCATGCTGCATTCCCTATCCGCACAGGTCAGCTATTACAATACACTGATCCAAAGCAATCCTGAATGGCTGTTCTGCGGCATTTATGCAGACGAGGCTCTGACGGGTACAAAGAGCAATCGTGCAGAGTTTCAGAAAATGCTGACGGCTTGCAGGAATGGTGAAATCGACCTTATCATCACAAAATCCATATCGAGATTTGCCCGAAATACCGTTACTCTGCTTGAAACGGTCAGAGAGCTGAAAGACCTCGGCGTTGATGTGTTTTTCGAGGAGCAGAATATTCATACCATGAGTGCGGACGGAGAATTGATGCTGACGATTCTGTCCAGCTATGCACAGGAGGAAAGTTTTTCTGTAAGTGAGAATCAGAAATGGCGTATCCGACGGGATTTTGAGCAAGGCCGTGTCAGCAGTATGCGGATGCTCGGTTATCGCAGAACATCTGAAGGTCGTCTTGAAATCATTCCGGAAGAAGCCGTGATTGTCAGGAGAATCTTCTCTGAATACATTTCCGGTATGGGCAAGATGAAAATCGCCAATATGCTGAATGAGGAGAAAATCCCGACCATCAACGGCTGTGAGTGGACAACCGAGGACATCCGCAGAATTCTGCAAAATGAAAAATACGCAGGCAATATGCTTCTTCAGAAAGCATATCGGGAGAATCACATCACAAAGAAATGCCTGAAAAATAATGGCGAACTTCCGCAGTTCTATGTTGAGGAATCACATCCTGCGATTATTGAACCTCAGATTTTTGCGATGGTACAAGGACTGATTAAAAGCCGTGGTGACAGGTTCACTCCCCCGAAATCTACAGTTGCGGTTTATCCATTTACAGGAAAAATCCTGTGTAACTGCTGTGGCAAGAATTATCGCAGAAAAACAACTGCAACCGGCATTGTGTGGATATGCAGTACTTACAACACCAAAGGTAAAAAATACTGCCCGACTGCAAAGCAGATTCCGGAAGAAATGCTGTATGCTGCCTGCTGTGAAGCACTTGGAATTTCTGATTTTGATGAAGATATTTTTCGGTCGGAAATTCAACAAATCAATGTTCCTGCACCGAATCAGCTGGAGTTCATTTTCCACAATGACACAACGAAAACTGTGGAATGGCAGGATCGCTCACGCTCGGAAAGCTGGACGGATGAGATGCGGAAACAGGCAGGTCGGATTTCAAAAGAAAGGAGATGGCACAGATGCCCGTAGTAACCAAAATTCCAGCAAGGCTGCACCCTGCGACCTTTGTACCTCTTGAAAGCACTGCAAAACGCAAGGTTGCCGGCTATGCGAGAGTATCAACCGATTCTGAGGAACAGCAGACTTCCTACGCTGCACAGGTCAGTTATTACACGGATTATATTCAGAAACGCCCCGATTGGGAATTTGTTGGTGTGTACACGGATGAGGGTATTTCTGCGACAAATACTCGGCATCGTGACGGGTTCAATCGCATGATTGCGGACGCTCTGGACGGAAAAATTGAACTCATTGTCACAAAGTCAGTCAGCCGTTTTGCCCGAAATACTGTCGATTCTCTCACCACCGTCCGTAAGCTGAAAGAAAAAGGCGTTGAGGTATATTTTGAAAAAGAGAATATTTACACCTTAGATTCCAAGGGTGAACTGCTCATTACAATCATGTCCTCTCTTGCACAGGAAGAAAGCCGTTCCATCTCTGAAAATGTCACATGGGGACAGCGTAAGAGAATGGCTGACGGTAAGGTTTCACTCCCCTACAGTCGATTTCTCGGTTATCGTAAGGGTGAGGATGGGCTTCCTGAAATTGTACCGGAGGAAGCGGAAATCGTTCGTTTCATCTACCGCAGTTTTATGCACGGCAGCACACCGCACCACATTGCAGAAACGCTGACGTTCAAGAATATCCCGACACCCGGCGGCAAGGAAGTGTGGACGACCTCAACCATTGAGAGTATTCTCACCAATGAAAAATACAAGGGTTCAGCACTCCTTCAGAAGAAATTCACTGTAGATTTCCTCACAAAAAAGACAAAGGTCAACGAAGGTGAAGTGCCGCAGTATTATGTGAAGGAGTCCCACCCTGCCATTATTCCGCCGGAGGAGTTTGAACTGGTGCAGGCGGAGTATCTCCGCAGAAAGCGGCTCGGCAGAAAGTACAACAGCAAAAGTATTTTCACTGCAAGACTGGTTTGTGCGTGCTGCGGCGGGTACTACGGTTCAAAAGTCTGGCACTCCACTTCTAAGTATCGCCGTGTGATATGGCAGTGCAACCATAAATTTCAAAACGGCGAGAAATGTACAACGCCGCATTTGTACGAGGAACATATCAAGGACAAATTCATTCTGGCGATGAATCAGATTCTTGAAAACAAGGATGAGATCATCGAGAATTGTCTGCTGTTAAGTGAGCATTTCACGGTTTCCGATGATACTGCGATTGAAGCAGTGACGCAGGAAATGGATGTTGTTGCAGAGCTGACACGGAATCTGATACAGCAAAATTCTGTGAAGCCGATGAAGCAGGAGCTTTACAAGTCGGAATATGAAAAACTAGTGCAGCGATATGAGTCGCTAAAGGCAAAGCGTGACGCACTGGTTTCCAAAAAGGAAGCAATGGAAAGCAAACTGAAATTCATCCTGCATTATGCCGAAACGCTGCGTGGACAGGATGTGATTACAGAATTTTCAGAGGACTTATGGCTGAAGGCCGTTGACCATGTGACGATATGCAAAGACGGCGGTATGGTTTTCCTGTTTAAGGACGGGAGTAAAATTACAGTATAA